CTCCTCCAATCGTCCGTAATTCCAAACAACATACGCGGTACTAGGTCCCGCATGAGTGAAACATGCCACTCATTTACGGTCCAATCCCACGCTGATTTGTCTATGGACACTGGAAGTTTTCCTCGAAAGGCTTTGGCCAACCACATAAAGCCTCCTCGCTGCGGAGACCAACCAGCCTTGGATGGTATTGCAATCCAACGCTCGATCATACGATCCAACCATTGACCATACAAAATACGATCAATCAAGGTATCTGTAAGACCGACGCCGGAAATCAACCTCCAGGCCTTCTTCTCCGCTTTTGAAACCTTATGCGGCTCAGGTTTGTTGAAAACAAATATCGGATCAGCCGCCGGACGATCCAAAAGTTCGTTCCAACGCATTTTGACGGCATATTCCACCATGGCCAGCCTTGTGGCATCCACATTAATCCCATCAAACAAGAATAAATCTCTATTTGTAGGGTAATGTTTCTTCCACGGCCAGCCAGGAGTGGCATCCCAATCCAAGCTATCGCGAACGAACTTTCCAAAATCTCTCGGCCAGCCATTCCAAACAACTTTAGTTTCAGCATAGACCCGCTCCAACTTTAACAAAATTCCCGAAGGAATGGCAGAAACATCCAATTTTTCAACTGATTCAGCATACTTTCTGGAATGATAACAAAGGGAATCATCAACAGCTTCAGCATCCCCAGGCGGCCAACAAAATTGCTCTCGATAACCAGGAGCTAAGGCTTCAAATTGGGCACCATTAAGGCGTTCAATTGAGTCGTTAATACGCTCGGTTTTCTTTCTGCAATATTGGCAACTGTGGGATCTACATCGCTTGCACTGTCGTCCGCAGGTTTGCGTATAACCAAGCCCGCTTCCACTAGCGCCTTGATGAGTTCCTCTGTTTGTATCCCATCCGCCCTCAATTTGTCCAGCATTGTCGCACGTGCACCACGGGCTTTCGCCTTGCGCACCTTCTGCGGTACTGGACGCAGTGAAGACACTTCTACATTCGCAGTTGTTTTTAATTGTTTGATTTCTGACAATTCTTTCTTCAACTTCTCGTTCTCTTCCACCAAACCAGTTCGCTCCGTCTTCGGAACCTCCACCAAGAGTTTTTGAACCTCTCGGTAACGATTGGATACTGAATCCTGAAGCGCTTGAAGAAGAATAAACTTCTCGTCCAGCTGCGACATCAATTCCATGTGTCGTTTCAGATACTCGTCCGCTTGTTCGGCCGAGCATTCCTGCTCGGCCACTTCCAAGTTTTTTTGAGCGAATCTCTGTAGTAGCCACATTAATTGCCCCAATCAATGGTTCCACCGCATCACGATACTGTGGTGGAAAACTTGCGCTTACGTTTACCTCGCCTCGACGAGTGGGTGCGTAAACTTCACCCATTGGTATTTCAATATCTCCCTCCAACAAAGATAAATCCACATT